AGTTGTACCAGCTGCTGCCCTTGGTGGTGACCTGACCTCTGCTGGTCAAACTTGCTACGGTTCTCAGGTTGAACTGACCTTCACCCCTGAGATTGCACCTCCAACAACCCTGTGGCGCTTTGATGCGATCACCTCTACCGAAATCATTGACAACGCTTTACGCGGTGTTGGTTTCGCGGGTGTTCCACAAGCTGCACTTGTCGAGGCTGGTGTAGATAATGTTAATCGTCTTCTTGACGATTCTCAACAGTACGGTAATCCTTTCGGGTTTATTGCTTTCTACGGCCCTTGGCTTGATAGCGATCCTAGTGCCACTAGCGGAGTATATCTGCCCCCCTCACCTTATGTGACTGGTGTTGCAGTTCGTCGCTATCGTGCTGAAGGTTATCAGTTCCCACCCGCTGGTACAAAGTACCAGTTGGCCAACGCTTACAGTGCACAGATTCCCATTAACTCTGCTCAGCAGAACCTGTTGAATCCAAAGGGATGTAACGCTGTTCGTACTCTACCTGGTTACCCTCAGTCTGCAGTGTTTATCTGGGGTGGACGTACTCGTCTAACTAACCCAGACGATGCACAACAGAAACTGTATCAGTTTGTTAACACTCGTGTTATTCTTAACGTTGTGTACGGTTCCTTACGTCGGGCTTTTGACAGTCAGATCTTCAATGTGATTGATGGTTTTGGTGTTGTCTTCAACCAGATTATCTCGGTTGGTAACAGTGTCCTCAACCAACTGTACGTTAAAGGTGCTCTGTTCGGTGCTCGCCCTTCCGATGCTTTCCAAGTTATCTGTGACGGACGCATCAATAGCGCCGAAACTCTTGAGCAAGGTATCGTTAACGCTAAAGTGTTCGTGACTCCTGTACCTACTCTGGAACGCATTCAAATCGACCTCATTCGTGTGGCGATCGGACAAATGCAGAAAGAGTTGGATTCCCAAGGTCTCGGACCCAACAACAGTTAAATAACCTAGAGAGTCAAACAAATGGATAGGGATTTAAATCTACGGATTCCCGAGACTCTCTTCTTTCACCTTATGCAACAAGCGAACGACCAGGGGGTGTCACTCGATGCCCTCTGTTTTTCCTTGTTATCTGGGCAGAAACAAGACAGCTCTTTAATCGACCCCGTATTCTACGAATCAGTGGCCATGGAATCTCTTCGCAGTGAGATTCGCAAAGTAATCGAGAGTGATTTAACGAAAGAAGAAGTTAGAAAGAGAGTTAATGCGATCGAATTTCAAATTTCAAGACGTTATAAGGTAAGGTAATGAGTGAACCTGTAGTTTTATCACCATCTGTTCGAGGGTTGAGATACCCTTTAACAGTAAGTAGTGGAAATTTGGCAACAAGTACAGACTACACACTTGTTTCTCAGCACATTCGCAGTGTTCTAGAGACACGATACTTTGAACGTGTGATGCGAGCTGATTATGGCATTGGTGATTACGTTCTCGAAATAATTGACCCTGGTCAAATAAACTCTGCAATTCAGTACAGCATTTTACAAAATGTTGAGGGGCTTTCTGACTTGAGTGTTCTAGGTGACTGGATTACAAATGGTGAAGATGGTTTGTATCGAGTTTTTATACAGTACGCAGTAAATGGAGTACCCCAACCTCCCATAAATTACACTTTGGCCAACTAAGGGGTAAAAGTAATAACCTAGGGCCGACAGTGAGAAAATTGGATGGCAAAAAGATTTACAACAGCACCAGTACCTAGCGGTGAAGTCGCACGTTACACGTCCGACCCATACAATTTATCGTCAATTTACATGTTCGGGTCTAGCAGCCCGTTCACTGGTCAAGGAAATACGATTGTACGGCCTCAGGATGACTTACTCATCGCCAAGGGTGGTAACCGTGCACTTATCGTCTATCAACGGTTACTTTACGACGAGGCAGTACAGTCCAGCTTTAAAAAGTTGATGCAAGAGGTGACCTCTCGTCCGTGGTATGTACAACAATATTCTGACAAACCCGGTGACCTCGCTGTTCGCGACTTTATTGCCGAGGTCTTAGAAGAACTACCTCTCGATGATATTTTCGTTGGGATGGGTGAGGCCATGGTTACCGGTTTCTCCGTAGGAGAAATAATGTGGAAGAAAACAAAAAGAGGAGTAATACCTTTTGACGTGCGTATGCGCGATCAACGCAGGTTTGTATTCCAAGAAGAAGAGGATGCTCAAACTGGTTTTACAATGCGTTGTTTAACCTTCAATAGAATGTTTGAGGGTGTGGAGTTACCGCAGCGAAAATTTATAGTAAGTCGTTATTACGTGTCTCATAATGGTGATCCCTACGGTTCTGCACTTGGCCGTATTCTTTACCCTCTTGTTAAGTTTCGTCGTCGGGCCATTGAATCGTATGTACTGTACGGAGACCGCTATGCGACTCCTACCGCAGTGGCTAAGGCACCGCTATCTGCTAGCACAAGGGAGTTAGATACCCTCTATGGTCATTTGTCCAACCTTTCTCAAGAAACAGCGATGATTCTTCCGGAAGGATACGAACTTGAGTTTGTAGTTCCTTCAGGTTCGCCGGAAGTATTTAAGAACCTTATCGAATACATTGACAAAGAAATATCGTTAATACTTTGCGGTGAGAACGAAGCAGGTCAGGCTGAAGCAGGGTCTCGCGCTTCCTCACAAGTTGCTAATACAGTTCGCGTAGTTAGAGCAAGCGAAATCTCTGAAGCAATCTCTCACACTCTTACTCAAACTCTAGTTAGGTGGATCGTTGATTTAAACTTTGGTACAGATGTTGCTGCCCCCTCTCTGACACGAGAGTTCCGCATTGAAGAATCTCCTCTGACAATGCCTGATGTGTCACTCATGATTCAGTCTGGGTATACACCTCGAAAGGAATGGATTGAAAGACACTTCCGAGTTGAACTTGAAGAAAAGAAAGAAGAGAACCCTGAGGATGAAGCTGTAAGTTATGATCCTGAAAAAGATCAAGATTTGTTCGGGTCTATCTTTGGATCAGAAGGTGAACAGGCTTCGCAACCAGCAGCAGGAAACGTAGACGCAGCTAAAGAAGACCTGACCGCAGCCGCCAACGTAATGGATGAACCCGAAGGTGCAACACCTGAAGAGTCACAGTCTGATGCTATTGCCGAACCAGATGAAGACCAAGAAATGGAGGATATACTTAGTGGTATGTCGGGTGAAGAGGAGGAGGATGATGACGACGAGGAGGATGATGACGACGAGGAAGATGAAATTTCTGACGAGGAGTTAATGGAAACTCTGGGGTTAGGGGGAGATGAAGAAGAGGAAGAACCAACCAAACCTTTTGGCAATCAAAGCATATCCGAGGACGAAGCAGTTGAAATGGATAAATAGGGTAAAAAGATACAGGGGGAAAAAGTAAAATGACCTTTACAAAAAGAATCCACGTATTTAAAGCTGGCGATCAAACTTCAGCACAGGGGGTTCAGAGGCATTTCTCTGAGAAAGACCTCCAACAAGTGGTGGAGACGTATGACCCATCTGTTCACACGGCACCCCTCGTGCTTGGACATGCGGGTGATAACGACAGCTTGCCAGCCTATGGTTGGATTAAAGGATTCGCAAAGAAAGGTGACAATCTTTATGCTGATGTGGAGTTTTCTCCTGTTGCAAAAGATTTAGTAAAAGACGGTCATTACCGAAAGGTTTCGATCTCTTTCTACTCACCTGACAGTGCTATCAATCCTTCTAAAGGAAAATGGAGTGCTCGTCACCTTGCTCTACTGGGGGCTTCACCCCCAGCTGTAAAAGGTTTAGAGCCATTCTCGTTCTCTGAACAGGAAGGAATCTATGATTTCGCCGTGACTTTAGCTCCCTCGGAAATTTTTGATGACGAACTTGGACCAACAATTATTGTTGAGAGAAGTCCGCTTGAAATGCTTCGTGAGAAACTTGATGCAGTCCGTCAGGATGTATCGAGCGCGGTAAAAGAGTTACAAACAAGCCAACAAACACAAACCACAGAGCCTGTTCAGGAAGCGGCTGCCTCTTCTGCGGCAACCAATACTGAAACAGCACAAATGGCAAACCCAGATGCCCCACAGTTTAAAGAAACAAGTAAAAATTTAGGTCGCGAAGGAACTGAAATCGCTCAGCAGACGGCTGACCTCTCTAATCATTTTCCGGAAGAGGAATTTATGGACCAAGGACAAATCAGCCGGAAGCACGTCAAAGGTGCCAACGGCCAAGTTATGCAAGTTGTAGAAAACGTCTACGACGAGGCTCACAAAGAGTCAACCGCTGAACGCAAGGCTGCTGCTGATCGCGCTGCCGAAGCTAAGCGTATGAAAAAAGAGGGCAAAGGTGCCGAAGCCAAAGAAGTAAAACGCTTTGGTAAAGAAGAAGATGAACTTCTTTCGAAGGACCACGAAGAAATGCCTGACTTCATCAAGAAAAAAATTGAAGAGAAAAAGGCAAAGACTGCCGACCACGCAGAAGAAGATGAGTTCGGTCGTTATGAAACCGCTCGCTCAGCTTCCGACGGCTATGTTGATCGGATGAAAACAGGTAAGCAAGGCCCAACTGGTAATGTTGAGCGTATGAAAACAGCCAAAAGTGGTGAGCAAGACCGTGACCGTATGCACACCGCTGAGTCTGCCGAACAGGAAGACGACAGGTTCAACACTGCGAAAGCCAGTAAGGATAACGCTGACGGTGAAAGCCGTTGGGCGGGTCAAGAAGATGGCTATGATCAAGCTATGAACAGCGATCAGTATGACGCTGGTGCTAAAGATTATGGTGTGAATACACCAAAAGTTTCCTCTGGTACCGATCCCTATGGTCGTGACGAGACTGAAACCAAGATGCCTACTGAATCTGAAGAAATGCCAGATGACGAAGTGTTCGCTGTGAGCACAGTGAATGTTATGTCTGACGGTTCAATGCGTGTTCTTCGCATAAAAAGTTCCGATGCAAAAGCTAAATCGGTAAAAACTCACGACTATCTCTACGGTGAACCAGAAGCTGCAGAAATGACAGGTGAAGACGGTGTAACAATCGCTCGCAAGTCAATGAAAGGCAAGAAGATGGTTGAGCATGCCGAGTACGAAACTGACGACGCTGACAGCGGCGCCAGCCTTGATACCCTGCGTGACGAGATCGGCGACGGTAAGAAGTCCAAAAATCGCCAACTCATCCCTGGCGCTATGGACGATACTGACACCCCTGGTGAAAAAGTTGGTCCTGATGGTGCTTACGCCGAGTCTTATCGCGGTGAGAAGAAGTCCACCAGCAAGCAACTCACACCTGGCGCGATGGACGAAGTTGACGAAGCTGACCAAACTGTAGGCCCCGACGGTGCTTATGGTGAGTCCCTTGATAGCTTACGCGCTAACATCGGCGACGGCAAGAAGTCAAAAGCTCGTCAGTTGACACCTGGTGCAATGGACGACACCGACACCCCTGATGAAGTCAGCAAGAAGTCCGGCGGCGTCTATGCTGAAGAGCATGGTGAGCGCAAGATGAAGGATCCTTACACCAAGACCGGTTTCGGTTCTACCTACGAGGAAGGTGAAGGTGATGACGGTG